AAGAGCTGATGATTTTGATCCCAATATTATTTTTGAAGTTTAAGGAGTTTATATTATGAGTAAAGTTGAGCAATATTCGCGTCCATGGGTAACATTTAATCCAACCGATAAAACACACCGTGAAATTTTCCATACAGCATTAAAATATAATACGTGGGGAAAATCCCCTGTTCGTTTTTGGCTAGAAGGAGAAACATCTAGTTTAATGGATCAATGTACTCAAAAAATGGCCAGATATTATATGGAACAAGAATTTGGTAGAATCAAAGATAAAACGATTTCAGATGAAATTAATGTTATTAATCAATATCGATATGTTTCTACAGCATAATACCCTTACGGTTGACAGGGTTACTAAAAGATGTTATAATATAGCATGAAAAGGAAAAATATGACAGATACCGAAAAGTATACAGGAGCATGGTACACATCTGCTTCAGACCAAGAACGCGATATATTTAAAAGTTGGATCAAGAGTCATCTTGCAATGGGTGAAATGAAAATTAAATTTACCAAAAAAGATAACACGATTCGAGATATGCGTTGCACTCTCGGTGCAGGATATTTGCCTGTAACTGAAGAAAAAGAAATTAAACGAAAAGAAAACACAGAAGTACTTGCAGTGTGGGATATGGATAAAGGTGCATGGCGTGCTATTCGATATGAAACAATCAAAGAAATCCGCTTCGACATTTAAGCCAACAAAATTGATTGAAAATAAACGCAAGTTTATTCCTGATCCGTTACTAAATAAACGTGATCTTAGAGAATTTAAAAAATTAGTAATTAAGGAAAAATAATGGCACGTGTATCACTTGACGCTGAACCTAGCATTGCTGTACTATCTCCAGAAGAAAATACTTATAATGTTCAATTGATGAGAATCATGAACTGGTATTCTGCTGAGAAAGCAAAAGCTGACGCTCGCAAGTATATGCGAGAATATGTCAAAGCTAAAATGCCAAGTGAGTTGAACACATTTGACCAGGTTAAAGATGTAAACATTGTAAATACATATGGTTGGATTTCTCGTATCATTATGCGCAATGGTAAAATATCAGATAAGCATGTCACAAAACTTACAGGATATCTAAAAGATACTTTAGCTTCTACGGTTTATATTCCAGAACCAGTGGAACAAAAGGTTGTTGTATCTGCACCTAAACCTTCAATCCAAGATGCAATGAAAGAAAAGATTTCAGAGTATTTGGGTGAGTTAGAAGGATCATTCGATTCCGTAGTTAATGCAAAAGAAGATTTTTCGTTGTATAAGAATATGCAGGCGAATCAAATTCCAAAGCCTTATGTAAATGATATTAAGGAATGGTCTAAGAATAAACTTCGCGAATACATTCAAGTATATGAGGGCAAGGATTCTCAACTTGTAGAAGGTTATTCTAATATTACAAAGAAAGAATTAAAAAGCATTGTAAAAATGCTCGCACAATTTATTGAAGATTGTGATAAATATTCAGAGTTCAAGAAAGCAAATCGTAAACCTCGAATGATTAAGGCTAAGCCTGCGAGTGTTCAAGTTAAGAATCTTAAATATAAAAAAGAAGATACTGAGCTAGGTCTTAATTCAGTTGACCCTGCAGAAATTATTGGTGCACAACAAGTGTGGGTATTTAATAGTAAAACTCGTAAGTTGGCTCTATATAAAACAGATTCAGCTATGGGTATTGTTGTTAAAGGTTCCAGCTTTCAGAACTACGATCCAGAAATGGGATGTCAAAAGACTTTGCGTAAACCTGCAGATCAACTTAAAGATTTGATGGGTGCTACAAAGGTACAATTAAGAAAGTATATGGATAGTGTAAATTCTAAAGCATCGCCTGCAAATGGCAGAATGAATGCTGATACATTAATCCTTCGAGTTATTAAATAAGGTTTCAAATGGCGTTAAAAATATCATATTGCCAATTAATTAAGATTGTTCTTGCACAGATTGGCGGCAGTCCATTACAACAGGTATACACTCAGTTATCTCAGGGCATGAAGCAGATATCTACACGAGGAATTATTCCTTCAGAGATTGCACAAATTAAAGCATTTATTGATCAGGTAACTACTACATTAAATGGAATATCCGGCGACGTAAATGCTATGCAACAAATGGCTAATCAGTTTTTCTATAATCCAGTAGGAACTGTTACGACTCAGACTATTGCGCAAATTGATTTGCGCCTTGCTCAAATTACGGAAGATCTTGGTGCTGGTCCTGTGGCAACATCTGGCAATGCAACTGAATTTGCATATTTAAATAGTTTAAAAACTGAAATGACAAATTTTAAAACTTATAGTGATAGATTGTCAGGCCAAGCCGATCCCGAAGATGGTAAACCATTTGGGGGATGCACACTTGCAGATTTATTGGGAGATGGATGTAGTCCGGCAGGTGATGTACCAGATATTGACCTTCAAGTTCTTGTAGATGGATTTAAATCTGGCGCTATTATTGAAGGTGCAAAGAGTGCGCTGACCCAGGCAGTACTTGCTAATACTGGCGGTGCAGCATTAATTAGTGCGCTTGGAAATTTACAATCAACAGTTAATACTTTTAATACTACTGTAACTACCAAGATTAATAAACTTGCAATTAAAAGAGCGGTTGAATCTTACGTAAATTATGTTGTTTTTAACTTATTAACAGGTTGTAGCAATACATTGCTAAATGCAACACTAATCCCTTCGGTAAAAGAAGCTATAACCCCGTATGCTCAATATATACAGAAACAACAACTTGACGCGGCTTTGGATGGCGCAACCGGTCAACCTTTTACAAATACCACACTTGCAACCTAAACAGAAAGATATATTATGATTGTTGTTGATTACAGCCAAACGGCTATTTCAAATTTGATGGCGGAAATTGGCGGTAGAAAAGATATTGAAATACAGGTGCCTCTATTGCGTCACATGATTTTGAATTCTATTCGAGGCTACAAACAAAAATTCGGAAAAGAATTTGGTCAATTAGTTATTGCCGTGGACAACAGAAATTATTGGAGGAGACAAGAATTCCAATATTATAAGGCAGGGCGCAAAAAAGCTCGTGAGGATTCTGGTTTAGATTGGAAAACAATCTTTGAAGCTCTGGATCTAATCAGAAATGAGATCGATAAGTTTTTCCCTTATAAAGTTGTTAACGTCGACGGTGCAGAGGCAGATGACGTTATTGCAGTATTAGCAGAGTGGTCTCAAACAAATGATTTTGCAGGTGGTGGAGTTTTTGAAGATGATCCAAAACCCTTTTTAATTGTATCGGGCGATCATGATTTTATTCAACTTCAAAAGTTTAAGAATGTAAAACAATTTTCTCCAGTACAAAAGAAATATGTTAAACCTGATATGTCACCTAAACAATATATCTTCGAACATACAATTAAAGGCGACAAGGGCGACGGAGTACCTAACGTATTATCTGCAGATGATAGTATTGTTGCAGGTGAAAGACAAAAACCAATCACAACTAAAAAATTAGAAGCTTGGTACAAAGATGCAACGCTTATGCCACAAGACGATGAATTTAAAACTCGATTTGAACGTAATCGCAAATTGGTTGACTTTACCTGCATCCCAGAAGAGATTAAAAAATCTATTATAAATAATTACACAGGTCAGCCTGATAAAAACAAGAGTATGCTTTTGAACTTTTTCATTGAGCATAAAATGAAGAATATGTTAGAATTAATTGAGGAGTTCTGATGCGAACAACTATACCACAAATTTTCGAGGAAGTCGAAAAAACAAACGGCAAAGATAAAAAGATTGCTGTATTACGATCATACCATAGCCCACAGCTTGAGGGTGTTCTACAAATCAATTTTAACTCAGATGTTAAATTAGATTTACCAGAGGGTGAGCCACCATTCAAGAAAGATGAGAAAATTCCAATTGGATATTCCGAAACAAACTTGTATGCAGAATTTAGACGTATGTATATTTGGCTAGAACCAAATATTAACCTATCCAAAATTAAAAAAGAACAATTGTTTGTTCAAATGCTTGAAGGTATCCATTGGACCGAGTCTGAAGTAATATGTTTAGCAAAAGACAAAGCTCTTGAAACTAGATATAAGACGCTTACAGAAGATTTAGTTAGAGAAGCATTTCCCAATATTCTTCCCCCTGCAAAACCAAAAACTATTGTGGATATTATCCCAGTTCTTAAGAAAGAACCAAAAGCAAAAAAAGCCGCAGTCTCTTTGAAAGATTGACTAGGTTCTTCAAACGAGACGAACCCGAACCAGTCGTAAGTAATTGGTTAGTTTCGGATGATATGCCAGATGATCCAATGTATGACAGTAGAACGGTAAACCACCATAAATATCGAGCATTTGACAAGTATTGAAAAAGATGTTATAATATAGTATGGGAGATTTAATATGACAATGCACATCGTTGGACCCTGGTTATCTACAACCGGAAAAAAGAAATCAAAAGTTAAATTTCAAAGTGCTGAACAGGCACGTAATGCTAGAGCTTTAGCAGAAGAATGGAAGCTTATGCAGAAGAAATGGGGTATTGCAGATGAGGATAAAAAGCGTAAACGAGCTATGGAAGCAGATGCGTATATTCCTCCGGTATCTTCTAACCCTCGGGGCATTACAAATAAAAATATTAAAAGTTTAAACGATAAAATAACAGGTGCAGTTTCTAGCAAGCCAGCACCCGTGTATACTGGAACAAAGGTTCTAGGTATTGGTACAATGCACAAGTCTAATGCTGTCCCCATCTTTAGTGATGACGAGGCAAAAGAAATTTCTACAATGAGGCGATAATGAGAAAAATAGTTTTAGTAACCGGAGGGTTTGATCCCTTACATTCTGGGCATATTGAATATTTCAAGTCAGCTAAAAAATTAGGTGATTTATTAGTTGTTGGTATAAATTCAGATACATGGCTTAGTCGTAAAAAAGGTGCACCCTTCATGCCCGAGAAAGAGCGCAATGCGATTGTTAAAAATTTGAGCATGGTAGATCGTACAATATTTTTTAATGATCGTGATGGTTCAGCTAAAGAAGCTATTCGAGATTTGCGAGCATTATATCCCAATGATCAAATTGTTTTTGCAAATGGCGGAGATCGTACTCAGGAAAATATTCCCGAGATGGATATTAAAGATGATAATTTAGTTTTTGCGTTTGGTGTCGGTGGCGAAAACAAAATGAATTCTAGTTCATGGATATTGCAAGAATGGAAAACACCTAAAACAGAAAGGGTGTGGGGCTATTATCGAGTTCTCCATGAACAAGGTAAAGATGTTAAAGTAAAAGAATTAACTGTTGATCCTGGCAAGTGTTTAAGTATGCAACGACATAAAGATCGAGGCGAGCATTGGTTTGTATCAGAAGGAACAGCTACGGTTTATACGTTAAATCGTAGCACAGATGTTGAACTAATTGGGACATTCAATAAATTTGAAAATCTCCATATTGGTAAAACAGAGTGGCATCAGCTTTGTAATGAAACTGAGTCACCATTGAAGATTGTCGAAATCCAGTATGGCGACAATTGTATTGAAGATGATATTGAAAGGAAATAAATTATGGCAGGTATCCCATCCAGTCCAACAGATCGTAAAGCAATTCTTGATTGTATGAAAGAACTTTCAGCAAGTATGACGCGCACTGAAGGTGAACGTGAGTTTCAACGAGAAGCAATTAAAGAGTTATGTGATAATCTAGAACTTAGCAAAAAGACATTTCGTCGTATGGCTAGGGTATATCACAAACAAAATTTTACCAAAGAAATTGAAGAACATGAAGAATTTGAAACAATGTATGAGACCATTACAAATTCTACAAGAATGTCTGCATAATATGAAAACCTTGTATATTTTAGAAGCTGAATGGCGAGACACTATTGGTCGTACTCGAAAACAAGATATTATCGGTGTTTATGACGATATCCAAAAATTAGAAAAAGCCAAACAAGCGATTGAAGATACTCCTCATAAGTATACAAGTATTACTTATAAAATCAACACCGAAATGCGACCATTTGCTTAAAAAATGAGCACTGTTATGCTTGACACTTATCAAAAAAGATGTTATAATAAAGCATATGAAGAAAGGTTATTATGACAACGGTATATGATATTTTAGATCAACTCGCATCCGACAATTCTCGTCTTGCCAAAGAAGCAATTCTTACTGCAAATAAAGACAATAAAGAATTACAACGCGCAATCAAACTTGCTTTAGATCCCTTGATTAGTTTTTATATCCGTAAAATTCCTGCATACAATAAAAAAGCAAAAGGGTCAAGAACTTTAGCTTGGGCAATGGATA